TAAGTTTTCACGTGTACCAATGATTTTTTAAAGCGGTACACCTGCATCAGAAAGTTATTCTCAAATGTACCATCAATTTTGGGTTAGTTCTTATTCACCATTCAAAGACGTTAATTTTTACAAGTGGTCAAAAACATTTGTAAACGTGAAACAAAAGAATATGGGCTATGCAATGATTAACGACTATTCCGATGCAAAAATTGCATTGATTGACGAAGTAATACAACCGTATATCATTAAGTTTACTCAAGAACAAAGTGGATTTGAATCAAAAGTAAAAGAACACGTGATCTATTACCCTACATTATGCAGAAACTTAATAGAACGTTTAGAAAAAGACTTAATTATTGAGGGAAAAGAAAACGTAATATTAGCAGATACAGGAGCAAAATTAATGCAGAAAGTTCATCAACTTGAGGGAGGCACAATTAAATTTGAGTCAGGCAAATCAATGATTCTTAACACACGCAAAGCTGAATTTATTAGAGATTACTTTGAAGGCAAAAAGTTAGCTATATTCTATTATTACGTTGAGGAGCTTGAATTGTTAAAGTTAGTTTTCCCTAACTCTACGAGTGATTTAAACGAGTTTAACACAACAGATAAACATTACATTGGACAACAATATTCGAGTGCGTTAGGAGTGAATTTAAGTAAAGCTCATTGCTTAGTATTTTACAACTTCGGGTTCTCAGGCACAAACTTCATTCAATCAATTGACAGGCTAACGACTAAAGAGCGAAAAGAAAACGATGTGTTTTTTATTTTTGGCAAAGATTCGTTGACCGAAAAGATTTATAAAACAGTTTCACAAAAGAAAAACTTCACACTTAAACAATATGAGCGAACAAGAACTACAAAGTAAGTGTATAAAGTATGCTAAGGCTAAGGGGTATTTTGTTTTAAAAGTGATACGTTGTAACGTTAGCGGTTACCCTGACTGTACCCTATTCAAAGAAGGTGAAACTATATTTGTTGAATTTAAAGCGGAAAAAGGAATCCAATCTGAATTGCAGAAATACGTTGAAAAGCAATTGATTAACCAAGGTTTCAAATATTATTTAATAAAAAGTTTAGAAAAATTTAAAGAAATAGTTGCAGATTAATTATTAATGATTATATTTGTAACATAACTAAACAAAACACACAATGAAAACTAACCTAAGAAAATTAGCATTGATCCTTCGGAAGGTAGACGCTAGCAAGTTCTTGTACATTAGCATTTACAACGGGTCGATAGTACTCGGAGCTTTTGAACAAGACGTATTAATTGACGACTTAAATATAAATTGGGACTCAATTGAATACGATTTAGAAATGACAATCTTTAAGAAAAACAATGTTAAACTAATTATATCATGAAAAATTTAATTAAAATACAGGCAGAGTTGAAATGTCCGAAAGGTTCATTCAACGCATTTGGGAAGTACAAGTATAGAAGTGCTGAACAAATATTAGAATCGGTTAAACCATTGTTAGATAAATACGAAGCTTTATTATTTATTTCAGATTCAATTGTTGAGATAGGTAATAAGTTATTCTTAAAAGCAACTGCAACATTTAAACACGAAGCTGAGTCTATTGAAGTGTTTGGTTTTGCTGAAATGGGAGAGCATAAAGGTATGAGTTCTGAACAGACAACAGGGACTGCATCAAGTTATGCTCGCAAATATGCTTTGAATGGTTTGTTTTTAATTGACGAAACAGAAAGTGACCCCGACTCAAAAGCACCAACACCAAAAAAGAAAGAAACAATTACAGATGAACGTTTAGCTGCTGCACTTGAAAAGATTAAAGATGGGTCTTACACAATGGAAAAGCTAAAAGAAAAGTTTGAATTAACACCTAAACAATTAGAGCTATGTTAACAGCAATAGATATTTTATTTGAAAAAATTGAAAAAATACCTTTTCAGTCTCCTGATGCTGGAGCTTTATATGATGACATTATTAAATTATATGAAGAGTCAAAAGAAATTGAAAAAGAACAGATAATCAAAACAAGATTAGATATATATACTACATGTGATTTATCTTCAGAACAATATTACAACGAAACATTTAAAAAGTAAAATTATGGAAAAGAGTCTATATAAAATCAATGCTGAATACATGGAGTTATTCGGTAGAATTGAAATGGCTGAAGGTGTGTTGACTCCTGAGTTGGAAGAAGATCTAATCATTAACAAATCGGAGTTAGAAGTTAAGTCTATTGCTTATGTTGAAGTTATTAAGCAAAGAGAAAGCTTAAACGACAGGATAGACGATGAAATAAAGCGATTACAAGCGATTAAAAAGCATAATGATACACTGGTGTCGAAACTTAAATCAAATCTCTTACAAGCTGTCAATATATTTGGTAATTATGAGTCAGGTTTTTTAAAGTTTAGCACTAGAAAGTCTAAGCAAGTAGTTGTTGATTACGATGTGAATGACTTGCCAAAAGAATATAAAACGGTTAAAGTAACTGAAACAGCAGATAAGGTGGCAATAAAAAAAGCAATCGAAAGTGGACAAGAAGTTTATGGTTGTCGTTTAGTAGAAAATATTAACTTAGCAATAAAATGAATGATTTATATTATGAATCCACTTATGAGATTCAGCAATTAGAAGGAGAAGAGTTAGAATATTATTTAAAAACATTATGAAGCGAAGTATAATAGACTTTAGCGACATACCTATCGATGAGATAAGGATGCGGTTAAAGTACCAGAAGAAAAAGTATAGTGTAACGGAGTGCGTAAAGGAAGCATTTAAAATAGCAAACAATAAAATAAAAGAAGATGAAAAACGAAATGAAATTTAACGGAAAAATCACTAACATTTTAGAAGTGGTTGAAGTAGGAGCAAACAAAAAGATTGAGTTTGTAGTAACAGAGACCGAGGGGCAATACCCTCAAGCGGTAAAGTTTGGAATTTTTGGAACGGAGAAAGTAGATAAATTCTTGCAGTACAACAAGGTTGACCAAGAAGTAGAAGTACATTTTAACTTTAAAACCAATGAGTGGCAAGGTAAGTATTTCACGTCAATAGATGCGTGGAGAGTAAATAAAGTTGAATCAACAGAACCATTTTAACATGAAGAAAGACGTTCAGAGCCTTGCTGACTTAAGTGAGGCTAAACGCCTAAAGGCGATTGAATACTACCAACACATAGCACGTGCAATGATGCTATGCCAATCTGCACTACATTCACTGGATGATGTCTCAGACAATATGTTTCACAAGCATGAAATTAAACGTACAATTAACCAATTTATCAATGGAGTTGAAAGATTTGCGACTACATTTGTAGAGAATAACAACGAGACAATGGCGCAGACTTACAGCAATATTATTAAGCAGATTGACGAGTTTAAAGAAAACATTAAAGTTCAGATACAATGATTTCAAGAAACAACAAGAATCGAAACCGCTGGATGATAGCAATGCAGTTTGATATCGACCGTTGGAAGTTTAGAGAGAATCGGGTAGGTGTCATTAATGTAGGTAGATTAATTAGAAAAGCATACTATAACAAGTACGATGACAACAATTAAAGAGCAAATAGAAGTTTGTACTTTTTATAATACAAGTGATGACCAGTATAACCTAGTGCCAAATCGGTTGATTACTGAAGATGAATACAACCTATTTTGCAAGATGCTAAAAGAAATAATTAAAAAAAAGTATGGAAATTAAAGAACAAATAGAAGAGCTTAAATCATTCTTAACAGGTGATTTATTTCAAGATGGTGATATTTTACAAAAGATTTATGAGCTAAAAAAACAACTGAACCCCGAAATAGAAACCAATCCTGAATTAGATGAAGATTTTGGAGAATGTGAAGCATGTGGTTCGTAAATGAAAAAGTGTTTTAGATGCAAGCGAAATTTACCCTTGTTTTTATTTTTAAAAGACGATTCAAAATACCAAGTCAAAGCCGAAAAAGGTAAAACAAAAGTATGCAGATTGTGTAATATTAAGCGAAGTTTAAAAACAAATAGTATCTTTGCAAGGGTAGACGGGAAGTTTATAACAATAGAAAAAAGTAAGATTCAAATAATAAAACATTTTTTAAAATGAAACTAAGATGTATTGAAAAACACTTTGCCAACGTAACCTATGGTAAAGTGTACGACGTTGTAAAGCAAGATAAAAGCTATACATGGATAGTTAATGACAAAGGGCAAGAACAATCATTTGACACTATTGAAAACTACTTTGAACAGAGTATCACCGATGACGCTCCGTCGTATTATAATAACGATAACGGAAGCTTGTACTTATTTGCAGACCAACACGGACTGAATGCATGGGAAGGAGATATTATCAAAAGAGTGGTAAGATGTAGAAAAAAAGGTAACTTTGTTCAAGACTTAGAGAAAACAAAATTTTTAATTGATTTATACATTAAAGAATGGAAAGAGAAATAATCAACTGGGCAAAGGCTCGTAATTTAGATAACCCCGACAATAAGTTCCAACAACTTGCAAAGGTGGTTGAGGAGTTAGGAGAATTATCCTCTGCAATACTAAAGAAAGACATTTCAGAAACGATTGATGCGCTTGGAGATACTTACATTACACTTGTGATATTAGCTCATCAAATGGGCTACTCACTTGAAGATTGTGCAAAGCGTGCATTTAATGTTATTGAATACCGAAAAGGTAAAACCGAAGGAGGAACGTTCATAAAAGAGTAGCATGAATTTAAAAGAAATCGCGCAGTATCACAACGAATGGGTAAGAATTGTTAAACGATTCGGAGCCAAGACCGATGCTGAGGACATAGTACAAGATATGTACATTCGTTTTCACAAGTACGGCAAAGGTCAAGTAGTAACCAAATCATTCATCTGGATAATGCTGCGTAACTCTTTTTATGACTCATGCAAGCGTAATGTTTCAATGGTCGACATCGACCTACTGGTTGACCTATCAGAAGATGAAAACAACAAAACCTATGAAATAGAGTTATACTATCAGAGCGTGGAAGATGAAATAAAAACATGGGAGTGGTTCGACCAACAACTATTTTTATTATATTTGCGAAGCGGAAAAAGTATGCGTGAACTTGAAAAAGAAACTAAAATAAGTTTGACTTCTATTTTTCACACTATTAAAAAATGCAAAAGAAAACTAAAGATATGGCAAAAAGATCAAAAGGGTTTGGAGATACAGTAGCTAAATTTACTGAAGCAACAGGAATTGACAAAGCTGTTAAATTCATTGCAGGAAAAGATTGTGGATGCGATAAACGTAAAGAAGTACTTAATAAACTATTTCCTTACAAAACACCTGAATGCTTAACAGAAGTAGAGTACGAGCACTTAACTTTTTTATTACCTAAATTTAAAAAGACAGATGAAGCAAGACCAAGTGAACAGCTTCTTTTTCTTCAGATTTACAATAGAGTCTTTAAAACAAATGAACGACCAACTTCATGCGGTGGTTGTCTTAACCAATTGATAAAAAACATAAAACAGGTTTATGACTCTTATGAAGGGCAAGGCGGTTTTTTAGGATGATTATAGTAGCAGGAATTATTGGACTTATAGTGTTAGGTAGTTTTACTTTTTGGACTGCCTATTTTTATTTGAAAGATTTAATTAATTAATACAAAATTAAAATGGACAACCGAAAAAATAACGGTGGACATTCAACTGCAGGAAAAGCTGGAAGAAAGCCCAAAGATGAGGAGAACAGAATTAGAGACTTAATGATTCCTTATTCGCTTGATGCAATACAATGTTTGGCTAATATAGTAGTTAGTGATAAGTCAAAGGATGCTGATAAAATTAGTGCATCAAAGATTATCATTGAATACTCATATGGTAAACCAAAAGAGCGTATTGAATCAGATGTTAATATTAGTGGAGTTGACTTCAATATAAAAGAAGTTTTTAAAATAGACAACAAATAAATAGGATGTAGAGTAGAAAGTCATTATATTTACAATAAAAATAAATATATGATTGAGATTTGGAAAAAAGCAAATGGTTACTCTAGTTATGAAGTTAGTAATTTAGGCAGGTTAAAAACTTTTAATTGGAAAGGAGCTAAAAAAGAAGCTATATTAAAACCTGCATTAGATAAAAGTGGCTATTTAAGAACTGTTTTAAAAGGAGACGATGGAGTTAGCAAAACTATTAAAGTTCATAGAATCGTTTTAAATACGTTTAATCCAACAGTAGAGATATTAGAAGTGAATCATATTAACGGAGTTAAACACGATAATAGAATTGAAAATCTAGAATGGTGTACAAGAAAACAAAACATACAACATTGTATAGATAACAACTTGCAATACGTTCTAAAAGGGGAAGAGATTGGAAATTCTAAATTAACTGAAAATGATGTTATTTATATTAGAAATAACTTTAAACCAAGAATTGTAACAAGAACTTTTTTAGCTGATAAATTTAATGTTACTGAAGCAACCATAAAAGATATTTTACAAAAAAGAACATGGAAGCATCTACTATAAAATTAAATAAAAAATGGGATGCTTTAGGTTCAGATTCTCGTTACTTTGTCTGTACAGGAGGAAGAGGAAGTGCGAAAAGTTTTAGTGTAAATAGTTTTTTATTATTATTAACATATGAATCAGGACATACGATATTATTTACTAGGTATACTCTTACTTCTGCTCATGTTTCTATCATACCTGAATTCATAGAGAAGATTGAAATAATAAACAGATTCCAAGACTTCCACATTACAAAGGATGAAATAATAAACTTAAGAACAGGAAGTAAAATATTGTTTAAGGGAATAAAAACAAGCTCAGGACAACAAACAGCAAATTTAAAATCTTTAAGCGGTGTAACTTGTTTCGTGTTAGATGAAGCAGAGGAGTTAGTTGATGAAGATATTTTTGATAAGATAGACTTTTCAATTCGACATAAGGAAAAACAAAACAGAGTTATATTAGTACTGAATCCTGCAATGAAAACACATTTCATTTATCAAAAGTTTTTCGAGAGTAAAGGAGTTGAAGCAGGAGTCAACACAATTAAAGGCGATACAACGTACATTCATACAACGTATAAGGATAATATATCAAACCTATCAGAAAGTTTCTTAAATCAAATACAAACGATAAAAGAACGCCGTCCAGATAAATATAAGCACACAATACTCGGAGGATGGTTAGAGAAAGCCGAAGGAGTTATCTTTACCAATTGGAGGATTGGAGAGTACAATAAAGATAATGGGTCAGTGTTCGGTCAAGATTACGGGTTTAGTAATGACCCAAGTACATTGGTTGAAACCTCAATTGATAAGACTAACAAGATAATTTATGTTAGATTACACATTTATCAAACAGGGTTAACCACATCACAATTAGCACAACTTAACAGACAATTTGCGGGACGTGACTTAATAGTAGCGGATAATGCAGAGCCACGTTTGATTAACGAATTAAAGTCTCAAGGATTAAACATTGTACCTACAATTAAAGGTGCGGATTCTGTTAAATATGGAATAAGTTTATTACAAGACTATGACTTAATTATTGATGAAAATTCAGTAGATTTGATAAAAGAATTAAATAACTACTGCTGGCTTGAAAAGAAGTCAGAAACACCGATAGATAAATATAACCACGCGTTAGATGCGTTAAGATATGCAGTTAGTTATCAGTTAAGTAACCCAAATAAAGGAAAATATGGAATCAGGTAAAAGTTTAAGACAAATGATTAATGAGAGCAGCGCAAAGGTTGTGGATGCTTACAAAGATGAGTACGGAGACAATTGGAAATTCCAATGCGTTGAGTCAATTGACAATGAAGTAGCGAAAGCTGAAGCGTTATTGAAATATTGGAAGGGTGTAAGGGCTAAAGTAATGGTGGCAAAATGAGTTGTAGATTGACACCAGGTTTATATCGCGATTGTTATGGATATCAAAACATAAACGATTTTATAATACATGAAGTATTGTATAAAATAAGAAATTACAATAGTATACTATGCAAGTAGAGATTGAAATACCTTCCAACCTATCCGAGATTAGTTTAGATAGGTACCAAAAGTACATGCTTACTTTGAACAACTCAGACGATAAAGAGTTTGTATTTCAGAAAATGATTGAAATATTTTGTGGGCTTGAATTAAAAGAAGTTGTTAAGATGAAAGCATCGACCGTTATCGAATTGGTGCAACACTTTGACAAATTATTTAACGAGAAAACAAAGTTCAAGCATCGGTTCAAATTAAATGGTGTTGAGTTCGGATTTATTCCTGACCTTGAAGAAATATCATGGGGTGAGTACATCGACATAGAAGCTAACATTGGTGACTTTCAAAACATACACAAAGCACTGGCCGTAATGTACAGGCCGATTGTAAAGGACGTTAAGGGCAAATATGAAATAGAGCCTTACAAAGGTGATTTAAGTTACTCAGAGGTTCTTAAATACGCACCCTTAGATGTTGTACTACCTGCATCTGTTTTTTTTTGGACTTTAGGAATAGAATTAATCGGCAGTACGCTATCCTCTTTGGAGAAAACGAAGAACAAAACCCGTATAGCGAAAATGTTCAATTCTCAAAACAATGGGGATGGTATAGCTCAATCTATCACGTCGCTCAAGGAGACATTAGAAGATTTGACGAAGTTACAGCGTTGGGGCTTCATCAGTGCTTAACATTTTTAACCTTTGAACAACAAAAAAGCAGAATCGAGGTTAAACAATTAAAGCGATCACATGAAAAACTATTATAACCTATCTACATTATTACATGACTCTATACTTGCAGACCCATTAGTTAACCGGGTAACTAAGGGCAGCCTTGATAAGATAACAAATGCGAAACAAGATATGTATCCACTTTGTCACATTATATTTAACGATGTAGCATTTAGAGGGAATACAACGGTGTATAATGTTTCATTAGTTATGATGAGCATAGTCGATGTAAGCAAAGACGATGTAACGGATATTTACAAGGGTAATGACAATGAGGATGACGTGTTAAACACTACGTTAAGCATACTAAATAGGATATTTGAGAGGGTAAGACGAGGTGATATAAACGATGCTGGGTATGAAGTATTGGACGACACGGCAAGTTGTGAACCATTTGTTGATAGGTTTACCGATGCTGTTGCAGGTTGGACTATGACCTTTGACATATTAGCACCAAACGAAATGACAATATGTTAGCAGATTTAAGGGAGTCAGGCTTACAAGACGCGTTGGATAAGTTCAAGACTTCTGTAATTAAACAAGCTCGTACTAACTTAACGAAAGGAGATAGGAATGTATCACGAAAGCTTTACAACTCATTGAAAGGTGAAGCAAAGGTTTATGCAAAAGGTTACTTCTTGAACTTTCAAATGGAAGAATACGGTAACTATCAAGACAAAGGGGTTAAGGGTAAGCGTTCAAGTGCTAAAGCTCCTAACTCACCGTATAAGTTCGGAAGTGGTAAAGGTAAGAAAGGGGGGTTAACCGATGGGATAAACCGATGGGTTAAGGCGCGTAAATTTCAATTTAGACAACGTGACCCCGAAACAAAGAAGTCAACGGGCAAATTCTTATCCTACGATGCGACAGCATGGATAATAACACGTTCAATCTACGCTAAAGGGTTAAGACCTACTTTGTTTTTCACTAAGCCTTTTGAAGCAGCTTACAAACGTTTACCTCAAGAATTAGTAAATGATTTGAAAATAGATTTAGAGAAAATATTTAACTACTCAATTAAACAACCGAAATGATTAGAGCAAGGTCACCTTACATTATTAGTATCAATGAAGCAAGTCAAGTTAGTACACGAATAGAGTTATTTATTAGTGCGACAACGTTCAGCGCGACACCACAAAAAACACTTAGCAAGGCAATTCCTGCATCGAATGCTCCAACAACGTACTACGATATTGCGCCGTACATTCGCGAATATTTTGACCATAATTATTATTTCAATATTACATCACTAACATCTACATACCTTAGTGTTCAAAAGCTAAACGTTAGGGTAAAGAGATACAAGACCGTAGGAATTACGGAGACCTTAATTGATACAACAGACGAAATCGCAACGGATGGATATAATGATTTTGCGGATGGGACAAATAATAATGCTGTTGATTACTTATTGGACGAAAAAACTTACTACTATCATAGTGGGAGTAATGCTGGGTTTATATTGGCGCGTGTTCAAACAGGCGATAAAGTAAGATGGACAGACCCTGAGGGAGTTATATATTTAAGCGCGTCACTTACTCAAGGGTTCTACTATTTTCCACGTGCGTATAATAGTAGGTTTACTGAAAAATGGACAACACAGATAATTGACTCAGGAAGTGCAGTTCAAGCTACATGGACGTTTAAGCCTATTGAGGAATGTTTGTACACTCCTGTAAAAGTTGACTTCATAAATAGACACGGCGCGTTTCAAAGAGAATTTTTCTTTAAGGCTTCAAACGATAATATCGAGGTAACTAACAAAGATTACAACTTAATGCAACCGTATGATTATAGTTTAACCGGTGGTCAAAGAACAACGTATAACCAAAATGGAAAACAAAGTGTAAAGGTTAATAGTGGATGGGTTGAAGAAGATTTTAAGGACAACTTAAAACAATTGATGTTAAGCGAAAAAGTGTTAGTAGATGAAAAACCTGCAATCCTTAAAACAAAATCAATTGAACTAAACAAGTCGCTTAATACTAAACAGATAAATTATAGTTTGGAGTTTGAGTTTGCTTATGATTTAATTAATAGCATTGCATAGATGAGAAAGGTAGACGTATACATAGAAGTGATCGCTAATTCAGGCAACTATGAAAAGTTAGAGTTATTTAACGATGAAGAGATTCAGATTAATAGTTCGATACAAAACGTTCAAGACCTTGCAAAGGTTTACACTGACTTTACTCAGTCGTTTACAATTCCTGCATCACCACGTAATAATAGGTTGTTTGAACATTTTTATCAATCTGATGTGAATGCAAACGATAACCCTAATATTAAGCGCAACGGATTTATAGAGATAGGAACAATACCATTTAGGAGTGGGAAGATATCAATTGAAAGTTCAAACGTTGTTAAAGGGAGAGTTGAAAGCTATTCAATAACGTTTTACGGAGATTTAACGAGCCTTAAAGATAAGTTTGGTGATGATAGCTTAAAGGATTTAGATTTGAGTTCGTATGGCGAGATTTACACAGGTACAACAGTACGCACAAAACTAGTAAATGCAAGTGTTTCAGACATTCGTTACTCTTTAATTTCATCTAATAGGCTATGGAGCTATGGCGATGGGTCAAATACGGATATAAGCAATAGTAGTTACCCTATTGTTTACAATGAATTGTTTCCATCATTACGTGTTAAAAAAATATTTGAAGCTATACAAACAAAATATTCAATAACTTTTAATTCTAATTTCTTTAATCAAAAATTATTTACAGAATTATATTTATTATTGAAAAATAAGAAGTCATTTCGAGAAGTTTTTTCTGTTGAATTAGATTTTATCAGTGGTACTTCTACTCCATCAACAGCAACTTATAATTCAACCAATAACACAATGGTTAAAGTTTCGGGTCAGTTTACTATTAAGGTAACTCATTCAACTGTTGAAAAATGTTTTTTAGATGTTTATTTAGATGGGAAACTTGTAAATACATTTACATTATATACAGCAATAGGAACAAGTGGTGTGCCTTATCAATTCCCATTATCTAATAGTACTTCAAATTATACTTTTAGATTACGCTCAAATTCACCATTAACAAGCGCTGTACCTTTGATAGTAGTACAAGGAACAGGAGGTGTTTCTACAAACACTTTTATAAATTGCGCAAATATAACAACTACTAACTTTTTAAACCCAAATGACCAAGCTCCTAATATAAAAATTAGTGACTTTTTAAGCGGTATATTTAAAATGTTTAATCTTACTTGCTATGCTACATCGGTAGACAACTTTCAAGTAGAACCTTTAGATGATTGGTATACAAAAGGTGCGGTTGTAGATATTACAGATTATGTTGACACGGACGAAATTACAATAGAGCGACATAAACTTTACAAAGAAATATCATTTGATTACGAAAACTCAGAAAGTTTTATAAATAAAGAATATGATTCAAGATTTGCGCGTGAATTCGGAAGTGTAAAAGAGTCATTTCCAAATTATGATGGAGGAGAATATAAAGTTGATTTACCGTTTGAAAACATATCATTCACAAAAGAAGATGCAACAAACGCTTCGGAGCCGCCAAAAGCATTTATATTAGACACTATCAATTCTGTTGAAAGTTACGATAATAAACCAATACTTTTGTATTTAGATGCGTTAAAAACAGGTGTGTCTTTTTATTTTGACTCTGGTTCTTCAGTTGCTGTTGTAACTCAATATATGCCTTTGACAAATCAAGTAACATATAACAACGCTGTTTATTCAAATCATTTTTCAGTAGAAGGTAGTGCATTTGATAGTACGTCAATCAACAACTCATTATATTTAAATTATTACAATGCGTATTTACAAAACCTATACAACCCTAAAAACAGAATAACCAACGTTAAAGCGTTATTCCCTATTTCATTACTTACAAGTTTAAAACTAAATGATCGTTTGATTATACGTGACAAACGATATGTGATTAATGAGATGAAAGTAAACTTAACAAGTGGTGAAGTTGATTTGTCTTTAATCAATGATTTTAGAGCGGTGGCGAATGTTAACATTCCTGTTCAAAGTGCATTGCAATCAGTTGTTGAAGTGCCTTTATTTCCGAATGGCTTCCAAGCTTTCGACTATCAAACAGTAGATCCTATTTTAGGGTTGGTGTCAGTTACAACATCAACAGATGAAGATACGTTAATAAATATTACTATTCCTGCCAATACAACGGGGCTTCCTGTACAATGGAGTGTAACAAGGGATTATTTACCTTACTTAACAATTTACCAAGATGCTTAACACAATTATTCAACTATTGAAGTCTAACGATTTCTACGGTCAAAGCGAAATAATCGACATCGCTAAAGGGAAATATAAACTTACTAATTCGGTTCGTGAAAGCTACAAACAAGCTAAAAGAGAGTTATACTTAAAACAAGCTACAAATGGCAGAAAAGAAAATAATTGAATTAGAGGTAAAGAATAATTTAGGTTCACTAAAATCACAGCTTAGGGAAGCACAGGCGGAAGTAGCGAAGTTATCGGAGCAGTTTGGTGTAACGTCTAAAGAGGCAGCAAATGCAGCGAAAAGAGCGGCAGAACTAAAAGACCAAATAGAAGATGCGAAAGCCTTAACAGACGCGTTTAACCCTGATGCGAAATTCAAAGCCTTATCTTCATCTTTAGGAGGTGTTGCAAGTGGCTTCGCTGCTTATCAGGGAGCTTTAGGCCTTGTTGGTGTTGAAAGTAAAAAGGTAGAAGAACAACTTTTGAAGGTTCAGAGTGCCATGGCTTTAGCAGAGGGGTTGCAAGCTTTAGGAGGTGCAAAGGATTCGTTTATTCAGTTAGCTTCGGTTGTTAAAAACCAAGTTGTAGCAGCATTCGCTACGTTAAAAGGTGCGTTAATAGCCACGGGTATAGGGGCTTTAGTGGTTACTATCGGTTTTCTATTACCTAAAATAATGGAATGGATTGACGGTACTAAGGAATTAGAACGTCGACAAAATGCTTTGAATAGCGAAATTGATAAAGCCAACATAAAATACCAAAGAAACACTGAACAAATAGATAAAAATACAGCTGCTGAGTTACGTTTAGCACGTGCAAGAGGTGCAAGTGAGCAAGAATTATTAAACATTGAGAAAAAAGGTAACAAGGAACGTGTTGACGTACAAAAAAGGACGGTTGCAGAGCTTGATAAATTGCTTAAAGACAAGCGAAATATGTATATCGAGGCTTATGTGGATGAAGATTGGGATAGAGCAAAGGCTTTAAATAAAGAGTATAAGGACTTACAAGCGCAAAGAAATGCTATTTTAAAGGCTAAAAAAGACCAAAATGATGAGTTGAAGTTAAAACAAGATGAGCTTAATATTAGCACCCTTACAAAACAGAAAGAGGGCTTTAAAGAATCATACAACAACTTAGAGGAAAACTTAAAAAAAGAACAAGAATTACAAAAGAAAAAAGACGAATTTGCAAAAAAGCAAGCTCAAGACTTAGAGGATTCTGAAAACATAAGGTTAAAACCTGTAAATGTTGAGAATCAGTTAAAAAAAGAAAGAGAAAGAGAACAAAGAAGAAAAGATTTAATAATACAAATAAACAAAGAAGCCAATGAAGAATATATAAAAGACCTAAATAAAAGAATAGAAAAAGAAGAACAACTTGAACAACAAAAAAATGATAAAAAGATTGAGTTAACACGAATGTCTTTTGATGTGTTGGGGAGTGTTGCTGAGCTATTTGCAAATGGTAACGAAGCAGACCAACGAAAAGCATTTCAACTAAACAAAGCGGCAAGTTTAGGTAACGCGATTGTTAACACTGCTCAAGGGGTTACAGCTGCATTAACTCAGGTGCCTTTATTTCCTGGAGCGCAAATTATACAGGCTGGTTTAGTTGGTACATTAGGAGCTTTGAACATTGCAAAGATAGCTAACACACAGTTTCAGAGCAGTGGCGGTGGTGGAGATACAGCAACAAGTACACCAACAGCACCACGTACGCCAAGTTTTGATATTATTCAAGCACAACCACAAATGCAGTTAGGAGCGTTGCAACAACAACCTGTTAAAGCATATGTAGTGAGTGGCGAGGTATCGACAGCGCAAGCCTTAGACCGTAATAGAGTAAGAAATGCAACATTTTAATATAAATTAAGTTATAAAAGTATGCAGAATATAGAGCTAACAATTAAAGACGATGACCAAGGGTGTTTCGCTATTTCATTAGTAGACCGCCCTGCCATTGAAGAGACGTTTATTTTTCTAAGTGAAATTAGTGTTGAGTTACAAGTTGCCAACGATGAAAAGAGGGAAGTTGTGGGGCTTGCATTAGTGCCTAACAAACAGATTTTAAGACGCATCAAAGATAAGGAGTTTACAATATCTTTTAGTGAAGAAACAATCGCAAAGGTGCAAGAACTTTATCTTAAAAAGAATTACAATAACAACGTAACGGTTGACCATGACCACAATGTTGAGGGTGTTAGCTTAATCGAAAGTTGGATAGTTGAAGATGAGAAACACGACAAGTCTAACATTTATAAATTAGATGCTGTTAAGGGCTCATGGGTTGTCAAGATGAAAGTTTACAACGAAGAGGTGTGGCAACAAATCAAAGACGGTAAATTCAAAGGGTTTAGTATTGAAGGGAAGTTTGATGGGTTAGACCAACTTGAAGCAGAAAGCCACGAGGATATAATAAACGAAATTAAGGAACTTTTAAAACAAATATAAAATGGGAGTAACAATAATTGACAACACGCAAACGATTAACAACGCAACATGGAAGGTGCAGCCAGACGTACTTGCATCCGAAAGTGGAATCGTAAAAGAAAACGGAACAATCCACTACATAGATGGTAAGTTAAAATACCATGCTGATGGTTTTATTAAAGAAGTTGGAGTAACAACAGAGGCTTCAATTATAGTTTTAGACGTTATAACATCGCTCCCTGCCTCGCCAAATGTTGGAGATAAATATCTATTCCCTTCGGGAACTTACAACGGTGTAATTGAATGGAACGGGTCGTTTTGGGCGTACATAACAGCGCAGCCAACTGCGGAGGTGGGTACTTTAGTGACAAACACAAAAACTTCTATTACTTATAGATGGGATGGTACAACGTGGGCTTTTTACAGCTCTCAAACATCGGTGGCAACACCTGTTATTGATGTAATAACATCGCTCCCATCCTCCCCAACAGTTGGAGACAGATACTTATACCCAACGGGAGCGTATGCAGGTGTAATTGAATGGGGTGGTGCTTTTTGGGCATATGTTTTTCAAAATACATACGCACCAATTGGGGCATTTGTTACGTCTTTAAAAAACAATGTGACTTATCGATGGAACGGTACGAGTTGGGCAACGTACACACAACAAAAAGTTATTGATTTAACATTAGCACGAAAAACAGATTCTTACACACTTGTAGCTACTGACAACGGTCAAGTAATTGAAATGAACAAAGCAACCGCAAACACTTTGACCGTTCCTTCAGGAGTTTTCACAATAGGTCAACAAGTTTTGGTTACACAATATGGAGCAGGTCAAACTACAATCGCTGGATCAGGTGTAACATTAAGAAGTGACGGCGGCAAACTTAAGATTAATAGTCAATATTCAAGTGCGACAATTCTGTTTATTTCAGCTACGGAGGCGTATGTATTTGGTAATTTAGCTTTATAATGACCGAGTTTAACGGCAATTTAACACCTTCATTTATAAGATTTAAAGAAGTCACTACCGCTTTGGATAGTGACTCTTTATTTATACAACCATTCAATAGTGGCATACCAAAAAAAATACTGATTACAAATTTAAGCGATGAGGATAACGGTGTTTTATTTGGTGGAGTTGGTGCAGATGAAGATGTTTACAAGATTACCGGAGGTGTAGGCACGAGTATTAATTCAGATATATACAATTTATGAGTGATATAACAAAGAGAATTATAATTAAAAAAGGGTCAGGAATTGCAACTATTCCTGCAAGTTCAGACC